CGATTTAATAGAAGAAAACGAAGCGCAGCGATTATTATATAGAAATCTATTGGAAGCTGGAGTAGCCCCTGAGCAAGCACGTATGGTATTGCCACAGTCCACCATGACTGAGTGGTATTGGAGTGGTAGCTTAGATGCCTTTGCTGACATGTGTAACTTACGTTGCAAAAATGACACACAATATGAAACAAGAGTAGTCGCTAATAAGATTAGTGAAAAACTTCTTGACTTGTTTCCTGTTTCATGGGAAGCATTAAAGGAGAATGATAGATAGATTGGAGAGTAAATGATACTTACCTTAGATGTAGAGAACACAGTAGTAAAAAGAAATGGTAAGCTTCACCTTGATCCATTCGAGCCTGAGAACACACTTGTTATGGTGGGTATGCTAGATGATAACGATAACGAAACAATTGTAACATTCGATCATTCAGAGCAATCACCTACTGCAAATGGACGGGGTATTGTTCAAGATAAACTGGACAATACCCGTCTGCTTGTAGCACACAATGCGCCACACGATTTACTGTGGTTGTGGGAGTCAGGCTTTACATATGATGGTGAGGTATTTGATACCATGCTAGGTGAGTATGTATTACAGCGTGGACAGAAGCAACCACTATCCCTTGAGGCATGTGCAGAACGTTACATGTTAGACACACAGAAACAAGACACTCTAAAGGAGTACTTCAAGAATGGATATTCCACACGTGATATACCTCATGATGAACTGGCAGAATATTTATCACATGATCTACATGCAACACAGCAATTGTATAATCGTTTGCAGACATCATACGAGGGATGCAAGTCACTAGAACCAACGATCAAGTTGACTAATCAGTTAGCTATACACTTAGCACGTATATATCAACGTGGTCTAAAGGTAGATATGGTTGCATTGGATAAGGTTCGTATAGAGTTTGAAGAAGAACGTAACACATTGAAGCTTGCAGTTGAGCAACAGGCTAGTGATCTAATGGGTGACAGACCCATCAATCTTAACAGCCCTGAGCAATTGTCATGGGTTATATACAGCCGTAAGCCTAATGATAAGAAAGAATGGGTAGACTTATTCAGTGATCGCATGGCTGATGCAGATTATAAGCGTACCCTAAATGCATACAGCACTAAGTTGTATAAGCAGAAAGCAAACCAATGCCGTACATGTAATGGCAGTGGACAGATATGGAAACAAAAGAAGGATGGTACACCCTATGCTAAATCAAATAGATGCACTGATTGTAGTGCTACAGGATATACTTTTACTGACATTAGTGGTAAGTTTGCTGGGCTAAAGTTCACACCACCTACTGCTAAGTGGGTTAGTGCTAATGGTTTCGGTACAGGTAAAGACAACCTTGTATTACTAGAAGGTGTTGCACGCTCCAGAGGTATGAAGGAAGCTGAGACATTTCTACAGAATGTACGTAGGCTATCAGCAGTTGAGACTTACCTCAATAGTTTTGTTGGTGGTATTGCTAACAACGTCAAGCCTGATGGCCTATTACATGTACGTTTATTGCAGCATCGTACAGGTACAGGCAGACTATCTGGTGCAGACCCTAACATGCAGAACATGCCACGTGGTGGTACATTCCCTGTTAAGAAAGTGTTTGTATCAAGATGGGAAGGTGGACAGATAATGGAAGCTGACTTTGCACAGCTAGAGTTCAGAGTTGCTGCATTTTTATCACAAGACATGACTGCTATTGATGAGGTTACTACAGGCTTTGATGTGCATAGCTATACTGCTAAGGTTATAAGTGATGCAGGTCAACCTATGTCACGTCAAGATGCCAAGGCTCACACATTTGCTCCTCTGTATGGTGCGAGTGGGTTTGGTAGATCACCTGCAGAAGCAGCATACTACAAGCAGTTCACTAAGAAGTATACAGGTATTGCTAAGTGGCATACCGCACTTGCCAAAGAAGCATTAAACACTGGCAAGATAACAACACCATCAGGGCGTGAGTTTGCATTCCCTGATGTACAACGTAGACGATTTGGGGGTGTGACATATTTCACACAGATTAAGAACTATCCCGTACAATCGTTTGCTACAGCAGACATCGTGCCTATCTCACTAATCTATATAGATAAGCTACTGGTGGCTAACAAACTACGCAGTTGTGTAGTCAACACAGTGCATGACTCAATCGTAATTGACATACACCCAGACGAAGAGGAAACAGTACTCAAGATAATACAAGTAGCCAACGACAAGCTGATACCAATTGTGAATAAGAAGTGGTCACTAGACTTTAATATACCACTATTATTAGAAGCAAAGATTGGTCCTAATTGGCTTGACACAAAAGACGTAATATGATATAACTACCTTTCGTCTGATAAACATATATAGGAGATAAGACATATGAACACAGTAACAACAATAGATACAAACAACTTCGCAGAAATGGCACAAGCTATGGGCATGGGTGCTGATGCACCAAAGACTAGTAAGGCAGGTAGTACACTAGCACGACTACGCATTCATCACACACCCATCATGGGTCAGCAAGAGATTGCAGGTAAGATGAAGAACGTAGAAGTGATTGGTGGTGGTGCATACAAACTAGAGATACCAGATGGTCCTACATACTATGCTGATAAAATATCTATACGTCCCTTCTTACAACGCTTCATGTATAAGAAGTTTGTAAAGGGTAATGATAACACAGCTAATAAGTTTATTAAGACTGTCATGGCTAATGATCTCAACAGTGACATGAAGGACAATGATGGTGGCTTCAACTGTGGTAAACCTGCAGGGTTCATCAAAGATTGGGCAGCACTACCAGACACAATGAAAGACTTAATCAAGTCAATCAAACGTGTTCGTGCTTTGTTTGGTACAGTAGAGTTAGTAAATCCTACTGATGCTGAAGGTAATCCAGTTGACGTTGAGTCAACACCATTCATCTGGGAGATTGACAATCGTGATGCATTCAAAACTATGGGTGAGCAGATTGCTAAGCTAACTAAGATGCGTAGGTTACTACCACAACACTACATCACTACGACTTCAAGAGAAGTACCACTACCAAATGGCAGTAGCTTCTATGTACCAGAAGCGGACATTGATCTAGGTAATACATTAGATATGGACAATGATTCTCAGGAAGTCTTTGCTAACTTCATAGCATGGATTGAGAACTACAATACGTATATCCTCAACACATGGAATGAAAACATGCATAAGAATGAGGAAGTGGATACAGAAACTGTTGAAGCGTTTGTAGACATTGATGCAGAGGACTTTGTATAATGAACCATCCTGCTGAACTGGCGATCAATCAGTATCTTGAAGATGCTACATCTGGAAAATCAACTATATCTGAAGAGACTATAGCACAGATTGGTAAAGATGTAATGGATGCTGTAAGACGACAGTTCGGTGGGGGCAGAGGGCGTGATGAGTTTCGTTTACGAATGTCTAACATTGGTAAGCCTACTTGTCAGCTCTGGTTTGCTAAGAACAAGCCAGAGAAAGCGTTGCCCAAACCGACAACGTTTGTTATGAACATGTTATTAGGAGACATAGTTGAAGCTGCATTCAAGGGTATCATTACTGAAGCAGGTGTAGCCTATGACGACAAAGATAACTTTGTAGAACTCGAACTAAAAGAAGATACAATAAAAGGATCATACGATTTAATTATGGATGGTGCATTAGATGATGTTAAGTCAGCATCTGATTGGTCATACCGCAACAAGTTTGAATCATACGAAACACTAAGTAAGAGTGACCCATTTGGATATGTTGGTCAACTTGCAGGTTATGCAAAAGCTACTGGTAAAAAGGTTGGTGGTTGGTGGGTAGTCAACAAGGCTAATGGTAACATCAAGTATGTACCTGCCTCTGGCTTAGACTTAGATGTAGAGTTAGATAAGATACAGAAGACTGTTGATACAGTTAATAAGAATGAGTTTGAAAGATGTTTTCACCCTGTACCAGAAACGTTCAGAGGTAAACCATCAGGACACAAAATATTAAATGACAACTGTAAGTTCTGTGACTTTAGATTTGAATGCTATCCAAAAATGCAAGAGCTACCATCTAAGGTATCCCAAGCTAGAGTTAAACCAATAGTAAGTTACATTGAAATAAACGAGGGCTAACCTATGAAGGGTAAACAATATGCCGCCGCAAGAAAGCATGGATATAGGAGTGGACTAGAGGTCAAGACAAGAGACTACCTCATTGAACATAAGATGCCGTTCAAGTATGAGGAAGTTAAAATTGAATGGGAAGACCTGATGTATCGCTCTTATACTCCTGACTTTGTATTAAAGAATGGAATCATAATTGAAACCAAAGGAATGTTTAAAGCTGAAGATCGTCGCAAGCATTTGAAAATAAAGGAGCAACATCCTAAATTAGATATACGATTTGTATTTACTAATAGTCGTTCAAAAATAAGTAAGGGTGCTAAAACTAGCTATGGACAATGGTGTGAAAAGAATGGTATACAATATAATGACCGCATCATTCCATTGGAGTGGCTGAAAGAAAAGGGTAAGGATAAACATCCTGACTTAATACCATGCCCATATACAAAGATAAAGAGGAGATAGCATACGTATGAAAGAAGATAACATATTAATAGACTTCCATCCAAATGACTACATCATTAGGTTGTCTCCCTTTGTAGATGAAAAGGGTAACTGGACGGGTGAGTTGATGGTAGGTACTATATCTACAGAAGACAATGTAATGAGTGACAACGATCATTATCAACTGATGCACCTAACACAGATGGTGTGTGCTTCTATACCTGCTATGGAAGAGAATGAAGACTTTAGAGAACTCCTTACAGAAATAGTAGATGATGTAGTAGAAGGTAGTAAAGAAGAAGAAGAGTCAAAGATAACTGGCGTAGATGAAAACATCATCAGCGTTAAGTTTCATTAGAGGAGAAAGTAACATGATAGTAAAAGTGTTCTTGACCCTTGAGTTAGATGAAGACGAATACCCAATGCCTGTAGATGGTCAGATACATGACGAAGTACAAGATGCATTACAAGAGTTTATATATGACGTAGATGGTATGTCAATCAAATCAATTAAAACGATAGTGGAGTAGTTAGCATGAACAATAATTTACCAACAGACTACCAAGCTTTTATTCACAAATCTAGGTATGCTAAATACATTGAAGGTGAAGGGAGAGAATCTTGGGGAGATACAGTAGCTAGGTATACTAAGAATATTATAAGAGACTTAGTAGATAATAAAACTAAGAATGAAATAGAAGAAGCTGTGTTAGGTTTAGAAGTTATGCCTTCTATGCGTGGTTTAATGACTGCAGGAAAAGCTGCAGACCGTGACAATACTTGTATGTATAACTGTTCATACGTAGCAGTAGATACACCTGTAGCATTTGATGAAGCTATGTTTATACTACTGTGTGGTACTGGTGTAGGCTTCTCTGTTGAACGTCAGTCTGTATCTAAGTTACCAGAAGTACCTACACTGTTTGACAGTGAGACTAATATTGTAGTTAAGGATAGTAAAGAAGGTTGGGCTAAGTCATTGCGTCAACTAATTGCATTACTTTATAGTGGTGAGATACCAACATGGGATATAAGCAGAGTAAGACCTGCAGGTGCACCACTAAAAACATTTGGTGGTAGGGCATCAGGACCTGCTCCATTGGTAGACCTGTTTAACTTTGTGATCAAGACATTTAAAGACTCACAGAACCGCAGACTATCATCTATAGAATGTCATGACATCATGTGTAAGATAGGTGAGGTAGTAGTTGTAGGTGGAGTACGCCGTAGTGCTATGATTTCATTGAGTAATTTATCTGATGATCGTATGCGTCATGCTAAGTCAGGCTCATGGTGGGAGAATGATCCACAACGTGCACTAGCTAACAACTCTGTATCATATACTGAAAAGCCAGATAGCTTATCCTTCATGCGTGAGTGGATGGCATTGGTTGAGTCAGGCTCAGGTGAGCGTGGTATCTTTAATAGACAAGCATCTAAGGTACAAGCTGCTAAGAATAGTAGGCGTGATCACACGTATGAGTTCGGTACAAATCCTTGCAGCGAAATAATTTTACGCCCATCACAATTTTGTAATTTAACAGAGGTTGTTGTACGAGCAACCGATACATTGGAAACTCTATCAGAAAAGGTTAGACTTGCTACCATACTTGGTACTATACAATCTAGCTACACTAAGTTCCCATACTTACGTAAGATATGGCAAAAGAATACTGAAGAAGAAAGATTACTTGGCGTGTCACTAACAGGAATAATGGATAACCCATTGATGACACTTAAAAACAAAGGATTGGAGACTACTCTTGAGCACCTCAAACAGATCGCCGTTAATACTAACTTTACTTGGTCTAAACGTCTTGGCATCCCTGTATCTACTGCTATCACTTGCGTTAAGCCAAGTGGCACTGTCAGCCAACTCGTTGACTCTAGCAGTGGCATTCATGCTCGTCACTCAGCCTATTATATTAGGACTGTACGTGGAGACAACAAAGACCCGTTAACACAGTTCATGATGGATCAGGGTATACCTCATGAGCCTGATGTATTTAAACCAGATCAGACTACTGTGTTTAGCTTTCCTATGAAAGCACCAAAGGGTGCAACAGTTACTGCTGATATGTCAGCCATTGAACAATTAGAAATGTGGTTAGCTTATCAACGTAACTGGTGTGAACACAAACCTAGTGTCACAATAAATGTTAAGAATGATGAATGGTTTGAAGTAGGAGCATTTGTATACAAACACTTTGATGAAATGTCGGGTGTATCATTCTTACCATTTAGTGAACACACGTATCAACAAGCACCTTACCAAGATTGTGACAAGTCAACATATCTTAAAGCATTAGGTAGCTTACCATCTTCAATTGATTGGTCTAAGTTATCTGACTATGAAAGTGAAGACAACACAGCAGGTAGCCAAACGCTAGCATGCAGTGGGGACGCGTGTGAAATTGTAGATTTGATATAGGAGATAAAAATGTTTAGCATAATAACAAGACACAACTGTAGCTTTTGTAGTATGTCAAAGGAGCTATTATATCTTTACAACAGAAGTTATACAGAGTATAATGTTGAATCAGGTGGATGGAAATGGATACTGTCTATGATGAAACAAGCAGACTTTAAAACTGTCCCACAAATATATTCTCCCGATGGTAGTTACATCGGGGGTTATGAAGACTTAGTTAAATATCTAAAGGAGAATCAAAATGGTTAAACTAACAATAGACGAAATAGAATATGAAACAGATGAGTTTAATGAAGATCAAAGTAAGTTGTTAAATGAGATTACTTATAATAGTAATATACAAAAACAATTAGATTATCAAATATACACATTAAAACAAGTTGGAGATTCATTGGTAGCTAATTTAAATAAAACTTTACAGGATAAAACTAAAGAGAAGAAAGCTAAACCAAAATAACATAGGGTATATCTTATGTCTAAACGTATGAGGGAATCACGTGGGTTAGGTAAGTATGATGCCCCGTTAAAACTACAACATCAAATGGGATACAGTGGTTTTAAACGTGGGCGGATTGCTAACCCATTCAGTGAAGATACTATGCAGTATCGTGAGTGGAATAGAGGTTTCAATAAAGCCTTCTATGACAATTTGAGCAGGATAACAAAGGATGAAACTACAACAAGAAGCAGATCAGTTCTTAAAGGAGAAGTATAACATGGTAGAGTTTAATACATATCAAACAAGCGCATCTGATACTGCGATATATGAAGAACAGTATCGCATCCTGTATCCAGCCCTTGGATTAGCAGGTGAAGCAGGTGAGATTGCAAACAAGGTTAAGAAACTTATACGTGATGGACCAGCCAATAGACCCACAGATTGGCGACAACAAATATCTGATGAACTAGGTGATGTACTATGGTACTGTGCAGCACTAGCCACAGATTTAAATCTAACTCTTGGTGCAATTGCAGGTGAGAACCTAAACAAACTGTCGGCAAGAAAAGAAGCTGGCACTATAGGTGGCAGTGGAGACAAACGATAGACAAAAAAGAAGGGGCTTGATTGCCCCTTTTTCTTATGGTCTGTTTAAGTCTGCTACTATTTTAGAAAACTCTGTAAGTTTATCTAAGTCTTCTTTATTCAATGGATCAGGAAGACGTTTTTGATACCTAACAAAATATGTTTGTGTAGATATTCTCAAGCCTTTAGGCACACGCCTCCATTTATTTAATGATCTAACATATGGAGTACCTGCAGTTACAGATGCTTCTCTCATATATTCTTTATAGAAATCAATTTTTGTTTTTGTTTCTTGACGTAGTATATTTATTACAAACTCACGCTCTGTAAACTCTTCTCTTGTTATATTGGGAGCTTCATTATAGTATTCTTCTATTAGTTGTTTTTCTCTAGCTTTAGCTGTTTCAACTACTTGAGGTATTACCTTGTCATTTAAGAAACCTATTTCAAAGTTCTTTATAGAAGGTACGCCTGACTTACTACCTAGTACACGCCAATCTAAACCTAACCTTGCTAGATATTCAAAGTCTTCAGAAGGTGCATTAGTTATAGTAGCACCGAGGAACTTAGCAGTTGGGTATGACCTATCTTTACCATTATAATATCCAGCATATTCTTTAGTAGGAAGTGATGCTTCCTCTTCTGGACTCAAGAACATACCACGTTGTCTAAACTTTTTCATAACGCCATCGCCAAAAGCACCCCAAAAATTTAAGTTAGGGTCTTCAGCAACTTCTTTAAACTCCGTACCACGTACACCAGCAGCTCTCTCCATATCTATAACTTGAGCAAAGGGGACAACAGTAGTAGCTAAAAAGTTACCAAGAAGTTCACCTGCTTTTTTACCTGCTTTTTCGTTGGCAAGAAAGTCTCCACCACCAGCTATTTCTGCTACTTGATCTAATAAAGAATCACCAACACCTGTTCTAAAGTTACTGCCTGTAAACAACTCTACAAACTCTCGTGTATCCCACTTAGCAGTAAAGTCTCCTTCAATCCATCTCTTTGATTGCTCACCAAGGTATAAGAATTGAGCCATTGGATATATGGCTGTGGTGTTCATTATAGCATCTTCACCTTTTTCTGTGTCACCTACAGGTATCATCTCATAATCTGACGGTGCATTCTCAGATGTTCTCCAAAAATATGCAGCACCAACTGCACCCCAGCCTAGTAAATTTCGTGAAATGCGCTGCCTATCTTTAGCTGTTAGTGGACCTTTAAATGCCTTACCACCTGTAGCTACTTTCATTAAAGCTTTCGATAAAGGTATTGATCCCCCAGCACCAAATTGTCCCATAAGCTCCATACTATTAAACATAAACCTAGGGAATGGCATAATTACTGTTAGCCCGTTACGAGTAATAAAGTTTGTTGTGTCTTTAAATATATCTATATCAGGTTGTTTTGCGTATGTAATATCTAATGCTTTTTTAGTTGCATCGTCAACTAGTGATATGAAGCTAGGGGCGTTAGGTTTTTTAGATACACTATTAGATGCATTATTAATTAAACCTTTAAGGCCACCGTCTTGTAAGACTTCTATTAAGTCTATGCCATATTCACGCCTAGCTAATCTTTGTAGTTCACTAAAGAATACACCACGCCTCATTAAATGTTCTTGCCACCTGTTAGGTGTGTTTAAAAAATCAACAAAGTCTTCAGCTGCACTAAGTGTTGTATCAAATATACCACCTTCACCACGCCCTGTTATTTTTTGAATCTCATTTAAATTATTAAACATAGCATTAAACTGTGCTTTTAGTTCTGGTTGACGTAAGATTAAATCTGTGTAATCTTTAGCAACATCAGGTCTTGAAAATATATATTTAAATCCAGAGAAACTATCTTTCCATGTTTGGCCTGTAACAAGTTTACTTCCAGCTGCGGCTATACCATCATTTTGCATTGCGTATATAGCTTCATCCATAAGATTACCAACACTTTCTAGTGGCATACGAATAGCACCAGAAGTAAGGTTACGTGCGGCAGTAGCTATTTGTGATACAAGGCCACCACGTCTTACATTTTCAACACGCATAATGTAACGTCTACCATTACCCACATTCTTATCTATAGCTTCTTCACCAAACTTACTAACTTTACTTTTTCTTATCTGACTCCATTTACCCAATATTGTACCAGCTTCTGATGCGCTACTAACAATACTCAAAGCATAGTCTTCAAAAGACATACCATATTCATCTAATGTGTTTATAAAATCTTGGGAATTAACCTCAAGTTCTTTACTAACAATAAGATCAAACATGTTATCAACAAGGGGTCTGTCATTATCAAAGATTGTAGGAAACTTTTTCTGTAAATCAGATGTTGCCGCCACTAAAGCATCATGTTTATCTGGTTGTAGTATAGGTGCAGTTAAAAAATCATTACCTCTATACAATCGAGTAGGTAAACCACCATCCAGTTCTGACATTTCACGTGTGACTTCTTTACCAGCTTCACGAACAAGTTGTGGATCAATAACTAAATGACCATTAACAGTTTTAGAAATAATTTTACCAGATTGATTTTGGAAATCTCTTATAAGAGCATCACTCACATCTTTATTCTTAGCGGCAATACCTGCAGCTTTATCTTTAGCTATTTGAGCTACTTCACTTGATGCTAAAGAAGCACCACCTGCTGTTTTAGTTTTACGTATTTTATCTAGTTGTTTGTTTTCTTTTATTACTTGTCTAGTTAAACCACCTGCAGTTCCACGAACTCCTCTGGATAATGCCACATCTACTACAGCCCTTACTTGATTAAGAGCAGGTAAGGTTTCTACAAACTCTCCAGCCGCACCCAATCCATCCATAATAAAAGAGGTTAAGCCTTCTGGGTTTTCAGTGTTACTATACTTACCTGTTATAACGCTATCTAGTACATCAAAAGTACTAGGAGAAAACTCCTGTAATGCATTGAGTGAACCCTCTAAGTTATCTACTGTCATAGCACCAAATTTATTAAGATGCATACCAAATTTTAATACATGTTCTGTGGGTAGTTGTGATATTAACCAATCTACAGGTGTTCTGATACCACCTTCTTCTGTTTCACCCTTTGCAAAGTTAGCACTTGTCTCTGCATAAAACTCTTCTAACTCTTCTTCTGTTTTAAAGCTATCTATTTTTTCTAGTAAGGCATTCTCATCTTCAAGAGCTAACCTATATCTTCTATCTTCATCATAGTCATACTCAGTTTCTTCTGTACCCATAAACGCTGGATCATCTGCCCTTGGTGGTAATAAATTATCCCCATCCACAACTGCAGGTTCAAGCTCAGGTTCAGCTAAACTTTCCTCAACTGACTTTTCATCTATAGGTATAATATCTTTATCTTCTTTCTCTTCTAAAGAGTCGAGAAAATCTACTGTAGATTGATCCATGTGTTACTAAAAATCCTCGTTAATATTTCTTTCATTGAGTACCAAGAAAGGATTGCCACGCATTTCACGATCTGCTACACCTGTATATACAATAACCTTCCCATTAATAAAGATTACATCACCTTTATTGTAGTTACCTGCCTTTAGTGAAGCTTTGAAAGCTTCTATGCTTTCTGGAGTTTTCATAGCACCAGCATTGTTGTTTTGTATATTAAACCCATAGTCTGTTAAATTAGAAACAGCTCTATTATATATCCCATCAGCTACAGCTTTCATACCCCCTGACTTGAAGTACTGATTACGAGTTAACAACTCATTAGAAACTTCTAATCCACCTATGTCTAACATATGCCTTCTACCAGCCTCTACTGCAGCAAATCTATCATTAATACTATCATAGTCTAAACCCAATGAAGGAGCAATAGCAGCACGTATCTCTTTTGCATATTGAGATATATTACCTGCTGTTATATTTGTACCTTTAGCTACACCATCTTCACTTTTATCACGTTCAGCTTCTTTCATTGTCGCTAAGTCTTCTAATAATGTTTTTTGCTCAGACTTCCAACCTTCCATCTTAGGAGAGTCAGGTTTCTGTGCCATAAGTTGAGATAATTTAGCAAGTCTATTTCCATAAGTAGCATCAAGCTCAGTTGGTTTACCATACAAAGCGGCAAACGCTTTTTTATTAATAGTAAAACCTTCATCTATTTCTACAGAATCACCCGTATCATCACCCATAGTTTCTATAGATTTTAGTTCAGCACCTTCGCTAATATCGCCCATACCAACTGGCGTAGCTTCTTTTTTACCATCAGACATATTTACAGTTTCAGTAAAGGTATCTTTATCTTCTTGATTTAACTCATTTGATATAGATGGAAAGTTAATAAGTGTATTTGGAACAACACCTTTTTTTATAGCATCTTGTCCAGCAGTAAGCCAGAAATCAGCATTCATCTTACCGCCAGCCATTATTTTTGCAACTGTATCAGGGTCTTCATATATAGACTGAAGTAAACCAGCAGTTTGTTCTGCTATTTCTTTTTCTTCTTCACGCTTAGCTTTCTTAGCTAATCTCTGTTGTGTAGCTATTGATGTTTCTTGATCCGCTAATCTATTCATGCGATCACGTGTATCATCTAAATCTGCAGTAACCTTTTTTGCAAAGCCAGCACCGAATGCTTGTAAATTAAATGCCATTATACTCTCCTTGCCATAAGACCACTAGGTTGTGGTTCATCATCCATTGTATCTTCCATAGGCATATCAGGTTCTTCATCAACTTTAATATTGTCTATTGCTTTTGGTAGCTTCTCACGCATCTTCTTCATAGCTAGTGCAATCTTAGACTCACTAATCTTATCTTCATCAATAACTTTTTCAGTACCCAGTGTATATTCAATACCAGCTTCATCACCAATAAATGCAAGCATCTCAATAATTACAGGCATAGCTAATATACCTACGTCAATTGTGTGTAGTCCCTGCATCACCGCCGTTGACTGCATAGAGTCTGCCATAGTTGTTAGTGGTATACCCAGTTCCATACTATCTAGTAGTGCATCATACACTTCATCAGATGTTAATTTAGGTATGTAAAACTCTAACGCATCTTCTACAGTTGTATACTGTGGTGGATTTTGCCAAGGTCTACCACCAACTTCAGCAGTCATGCCTTGTCCGGGAATAGGGTAGTTAAAAGAGGGAGAAGGTTTATCGACCATTGGTAAGTTGCTTTCTCTTTTTACGGATAGAAGCTACATAATCTCGTACTCTATCTATTGGTTCATTTGATTTTTCTTTTGGTTCAGCCTCACGTTTACGAGATAGAAGACCCATACCCATAGAAGATTTCTTAGGCTTCTCTTCAAGCTCAGCATCTGTAATATTTAAATTTGTGTACGCTTTAACCGCTGGATTAACGTTCATTCTTGTATTCCTTTATCCTAAGATTGCGCCTATGCCCTTACCAAGCAAGGTATCTCCACCTATAGGTGATGTAAACATTGTAGCTACTAAGCCACCCCATGCAGACGCAGAGTTGTAGTCAGCCTGTAGTGCGGCAATATCTGCGTTAGCATCTATCTGTAACTTAATGGATGCTAGATCAACTATACGTTGTCTCTCATTCTCAGCACTGTTCCATGCCCACTCCATACTGTCAGAGTAGTATGACCACAAATCATTGTATGCAGTGTTTGATATGTCAAGTACATTCTGTGCATTGATTTCGTTAGCACGATTAATTGCTACAGTATCTGCAGTAGCAACTTGTCTACGCCACTGTGCATTGTTCTGGTCAATGACTAATCTATTCTGTGCATTAAACTGATCACGTTGATTCATCATCTCTGCAGCAAATCTATCTTGTGCATTAGTCTCACCTGCATTAAACTGGTTCTGTGCATTAGTCTGTGCAGTATTAAACTGTGATGTCTGTGATGTTAAGTTAGCAAAGAACTGATCTGTTTGATTTTGACTTGATGCATTAAACTGTGCCGCTGCATTAGTTGCCGCTTGATCTGTAAACAAAGACTGTACTTGTTGTTGTGATTTAAACAACTCAGTTTGTTGTTGGTTGCTCAAGTTTGTTAAGTCCATCTGCATAAATGATTGTGCATTCATAACTGCCGCTTGTTGACGGTTACTTAGGTTAGCCATATCTAAGTTAGATAGTGCCGCCGCTTCTGCCATTGTCATTGCTTGTCTATTAGATAGGTTAGCTATATTAACAGTGTTAGCATTACGACTATTCTCTAGTGCAACTTGTTGTTCAGCAGTAAAGTTCATATTAGCTACGTCACTAATCTTACTTGCATTCATTACACGTGATTGAAATGCTTGATCAAACTCTTGACCCATGAATGTTGCACGTTGCTGTGCCGCAAGCATAGCACGTTGTTGTCTGTTTGACAAGTTCTGTGTTTCAAAGGACGCTTGTGTTTGTGCATCAGCCATTGCAATAGGTAGTGCTGACTCCATAGTAGCTTGTATAATTGCTTGACCTGCCATTGATGAAGCACCTAAACCACGTGCTGACATAGTAGCTGTAGCTGATCGCATAGCACCTGCCGCCCACGATGGTGTGTTACCACCCTCAAAGTCTGTCATTAATGTGTCAAGCTGACCTTTTACAGTAGCTTGTTTTGTTGGTGTAGCAGTAGCTGCTTGCACTTCTTCTGTAAACTTAGCTGCAGTTTCAGCATTAGCTACACCACTTATTAGTTCACCATTCTCAATCTTACGCTGTACTGGGTTCTCCATTAATATGGATGTACCTTGTGCCGCATCTAACTCACTTACACTAGACGCAGTAGCAGTCTTAGCATCTACAATAGCTTGTGGATCAACAGTACCTTGTGCCGCTTGTGTTTGTGCTAATGCTTTAGCTACTTCATCTGCCGATGTAGCCGCAGTCATAGTAGTCGCATCAGTAGGAGCAACAGCACCAGCTTGTGCAACAGTAGCTGTAGTTACAGGAGTAGTTATATTACCTTCAACTTGACCACTACGAGGATCAACCAACTGATCACCAGTTACCTGTGTGCCTACTGGTTGTACAGTAGCACCATAGGCTAGTGATGGATCAATAGCTCTATTAGCAATTAACTCTGATACAGATTGACCTTCGTATGCACCCGTTTGTGGTACACCTGCAACTGAAGAAGCTGTATCTGAACCTTTAGCTATTGCAGATGCAATAGCACTAGCTTCAGCAGGTGATTTTACATCACGTGACATCTGTCTACTAATAGCTTGATCATATGTGTAGTTGTATGTTTGTGGGCTTGCATTAATCGTATCAACAAGTGGCTTATACCTACCTGTTACTGGATCATAATATGTGTTAGGTGGAGCACCTACCATATCTGGATTTGGTTC